GTTTTTGCTTTGCTTTCTCGCTTCCTTTGTGGTGCTGTGTATTGGAGTTTCTTACCATTACTATCCATCATATACACTAACGACCTTTTACCAGGGTCGCAACCAACAATATTACGAGGTTCAACTTCTTTGAGTTGCTCAGCTGATAAATCTTCTATGTTATGAAAATCTTGTGCTGGTAAAGTAGGAACTCTGCTTCCCCATTTCTTATCTTTCAAATCCTTACGAATAAACAACAAAGAACAACTAATCCCATCTGTTTGGAGTTGATGATGAAATTGATAATGTTTGCTTTTGAATGTTTTATGTTGTAGGTTCAACAGATTATTCCATACATCGTATTGATTTTCCTTTACATTTTTCAACAACTCACCCTTCTTTGCGTTTTCAGGACAGAATAAACTAATGATACACGCTGTATCCAGAATGATATGCTTGGGAATAATGTTATTACGAAGTGGTAAAGGTTGGAATAGTTTGTGTTCTTCCTTTTCTAATACGGCGTTCATATACAACATACCTTTCAAATAATCAAATGGTTTCACTTTAACATAATAATGAACTGATTTCTTTATGTTTGTAGGAAGAATATTAGGTAAATGAGTGTTTTTCCATTCATCAAACATCGTATCAGTTTCCTCATTACATTCTAATAATTGCTTCTTGAACTTGAATAGAATTGCTTTATCTTCTGTTATGTTAGTTGTTGTTTTATTGATAAACCGAAGGAAATGTTGGATAAAGTGTTCTTGTGTATTGTTAGATAAGGAAGTATGTAGTTGCGTTGCTAAATAAGGTAATAAAAAAGTAGTATTCTTTAGTTGTGTTTTCTCGTGGTTGAGTAAAGGTTGATATTCATTATCGTAAAACTCTTGTAATGTTTCTAAAAGGTCAGTATCCTTACTTTGTTTTCCACGCTTATCACGGAGTCCTAATGTTTTGATACAATACAGAATGAACTTCTCATTTATTTCAGGTAAAGGTTGTTTGTCGTTATAACATTTCAACACATATAACCTAATAAATTGGTAAGAATGTATCATCAAATCATTCATTTCAAAAACCAAATTAGTAATGACTGGTTGAACTGCTTTATGGTTATGTAATACAGATTTGAATGTGGTTTTGATGGTAGTGTAAGCAGATTTATCTGTGGAACGGAACTCTTGGAAAGTATCCTTCTTCTTCTTTTTCACCATTCTATATACTTACTAAATATTTTATTTTTATATAGTTTTCTTAATCTATCTATATATTCCTAAATATTCTGGTTGTTTTGTTTTTCTTCCATTTCATTTTTTAGTTTTTCCTTTTTTTTTAAATACGCTGTTCTCGCCCACTGCTTTTTTTGTTCTGGTGTAGGTTTATAATTCTGTTTATATTTATTATTTCTTTCTTTTATAGTATCTTTATTATTTTCATAATATTCCTTTTTATAGGAAGGTGCTGTGTATTTTTTGAGATGCTCTTTGGTTGCTTCCAGTTCCTCTTTTAGTTTAGCGTTCTCTTCTAATATTTCTTTTATTTTTTCATCCTTATCCATTACGATACTATATATAATAAAAAATATTTATATCTTTTTTATTATATTTTCAAAAACGGCGTTTTAAATCTTCAAGGGTGTAATAATTTTTTATATCTAATTTTCTCTAGATTATTAAAATGTGACTTATTCTTTAATCTATATGTTTTTGGTAATATACTTAATGAAAATGCGTCTGATAATGCTTTATTCAATTCACTATTCACATAATAAATCGAATAATTTGTAAAAGATGAAAATCCATTATATTTTTCAATTGATTTATATAATCCTAATCTACTATAAAAAATAAGCTCATCTAATTTAATATTTTTTTGTAGACATTTATATTTATGACGATTTCTAAATAATTTTGATTGTTTAATAGCCCAATTATCATAATTTTCAAATATACGCAGATTTATAACTTTTCTTTCTTTTTGTGTAAATTTATTTTCACCTATATATCCAAAAATATATAGGTGAAAATGAATATGCAAAAATATATAAATTTATTAAAATAATAGACACCAATAACATGATAGTTTTAATGGTGCGATTGTTTTAAATTGTTTTTAATGTCTTCGAGTTTTTTTATGATATATTTTTTTTCGTTTTGTTTTATATTTCTTACCACCTTTCTTTTCTTCTGACGCAGTAGCATCTGACGCAGCTTCCTTATTTTCTTCTGACGCAGTAGCATCTGGCGCAGCTTCCTTCTTTTCTTCTGACGCAGTAGCATCTGGCGCAGCTTCCTTCTTTTCTTCTGACGCAGTAGCATCTGGCGCAGCTTCCTTCTTTTCTTCTGACGCAGTAGCATCTGGCGCAGCTTCCTTCTTTTCTTCTGACGCAGTAGCATCTGGTTCATCTTCTTCTTTTTCTTCTTCTTCTCCTCCTTCTTCTGACGCAGTAGCATCTGGCCCATCTTCCTTCTTTTCTTCTGAATTGTCATTTTCGTTAATCTCTTCAGAGGTTTTTTCTTCATCAGCATTTTCATCATCGTCATTAGATATAAAATCTTCAAAACTTTCAGTATTAGGTTTCTTAGGAGGAGTTTCTTCATTAGCAATTTTACGTGATGCTAAATCTACAGCTTTAAAACTATCTTGTGGTTCTTCTTTTTGTGCAGATTTTAATTTATCAATTATTCTATCAGCCATAAAATCAATAACAGTTGTTACAGCGTTATTTAAATTATCATCATCATCATCATCATCATCATCATCATCATCATCATCATCATCATCATCATCATCATCATCATCATCATCATCATCATCATCGGTGGTATTGCTATTATCATGAGTTTCAGATTCACCATCATCTAACGGTAAACTGTTACCATCATCGTGGGTAGATTCTTCATTCGACACATTATCTTCCCCTTCCGACTCATTACCTTCTTCTGTAGCTTGAGATGTAGTAGCTGGATCATCGCCTTCTGGTGCTGGATCATCGCCTTCTGTTGTTGGAGCCTCGCCTTCTGTTGTTGGAGTTGTAGTAGCTGGAGTATTTTCTGATTCAGTATTAGTTGGTTCTTCGGATTTAGTTTCTTCCCCTTCCGACTCATTACCTTCTTCTGTAACTTGAGATGTAGTAGCTGGATCATCGCCTTCTGTTGTTGGAGTCTCACCTTCTGTTGTTGGAGCCTTACCTTCTGTTGTTGGAGTCTCACCTTCTGTTGTTGGAGCCTTACCTTCTGTTGTTGGAGTCTCACCTTCTGTTGTTGGAGCCTTACCTTCTGTTGTTGGAGCCTTACCTTCTGTTGTTGGAGTCTCACCTTCTGTTGTTGGAGCCTTACCTTCTGTTGTTGGAGTTGTAGTAGCTGGAGCATTTTCTGATTCAGTATTAGTTGGTTCTTCGGATTTAGTTTCTTCAGAAGGCGTGGTTGTATTACCATCTTCTCCACCATAATGTTTTTTCATATGTTTATGACTTCTATTACTTAAATTCAAGGATTTTTTTTTTCTAAAGCTTTTTTTATTATAATTAATTTTCTTATGGAATCTTTTTCTAGATTGTGTTTTTTTTTGTCTGATTTTTGATATTTTGCCTTTAGATAATTTCATTTCTTATATAAATAAATTAATATTTTTATTTATTTACTTATATTAATGAGTATTAATAATTCTAGACAAAGAGGAGGTAGAAATGATTCAAGACGTGATGGGTCACCAAGTAACAACTCGAGACAATTCAATAATAATGATGTCAATAATAGAGAGCGTAATTCACGCGAAAGAGATAATAATCGTGATAATTTAAATGGTAGAGGAGGTAGAGGAGGTAGAGGAGGTAGAGGAGGTAGAGGAGGTAGAGGAGGTATTCGTGAAGGAGCTACATCACGATCATCAGACGATAACTTAAATAAAAGTATAAATATTTCTGTTCAAAATGTTTATGGTAGATGTGAAAACAAATGTCAATATTTATTTGATTATCAGAATACCTCTTTAGTAGGAACAAATAATGGTATAATGTTATCCTATACATGTGATGAACAAAATACGAGTCCAGTAGATTTTAATCAAAAGAAATATAATGTAAAAAATATAGTAATTGTTGCACCATCAATCCACTTATTTAACGGAAGTAAAACTGATGCAGAAATTTTAATAGTACATAATCCTGTACTAGGAGGAATTCCACTTATTGTAGGATTACCTATTTCTGAATCTTCTAGCACCAATTCAGCAACTTCAAATGTTACAGATATGATAAATGCGATGGCATCAAATGCTCCTTCAGAAGGAGAAACTGCACAAATAAATATATCAAGTCTTACATTAAATAATATAATACCAAAAAAGCCTTTTTTTGCTTATATGGGTCCTGATATGAATAGATCGCCTGCATCATATATTATGTTTGGTACATTAGAAGCTATACCAATAACAAGTAGTACTTTAGATTCATTAACTGATATAATTCAATCATTTGATATTAAAACACCAGGAAAATATTTATTTTTCAATCGAAATGGACCAAATAGTACTACGAATACAGATGGTATATATATATCATGTCAACCAACAGGTGCTTCAGAAGATACTGTTACTGTTGACGATGGTTCTGACTCAAGTGAAACCAACTATAACTTAGGAAGTATTTTCAAAAACAAAACTGTTCAAACAATATTAAAATTTATATTGATGGTGTTAATATTTTTAGCATTATTTAAAGGTATAAGTCTTGCTTATAATTACTTAACAAAGAATCCTATAAAATTAACTGGGTTACCATTTGCAAAAAAAGGTGAAAAATAATATTTAATCTAAGTTAGATAACTATGTTTAACATCTAAAACAGATAATGTATTCAAATTGATTTTTTGGTTTGATAGAAATATTAATTGCGATCTGGTTATTCCGCCATTTAAAAACATATTATATTTTGCTTCAGATATATTACAAATTTGAGAACATTTGAGGGATTGTGATATAGGTTTATTTGTTTGATAAAACAAACACATAAACAAAGTTGTTATTAAATTAATTATTATCATTTAAAGAAGATGCATCATATAGTTCTTCTAGAACCGGTTTATAAGATGATGGTGTATTATCTTTTCCTGAATTAGATAAAGGGACCATTTTTTTTACAATTTCTTGTTCTAAAGTGAATGGAAATTGATTATATTTACAAAATTTACCTGAATTATTTTGTTGTATTTGAATTGGATATTCTGGAACTGGTTGGAACGGATGAGAGGAGCCAAACATATTACTATCATGTTTATAGCTAGAGGATTGTCTCATAAGCTCAAACGCCACTAACAACGATAATGTTGCTAAAACAGGATTTGTATATAGAAACAAAGACACGATAATTATTAACATAATAACTTTACCGTAAATAGAGTTTATAATCTCATCAAACCCAGAGGGTGTTTTATTTCCGGATAAAAGATAAATTATAAATAAAGTTCCTAATATTATTTCTCCATAATTTTCTCTTTTAAATAAACTTTTCATATATCATAATGATAGATTTTATTTCTCATGAATTAGAAGCTATAAAAGGATATAAATATATTTTACTAAATAATATAAATTTATATGATTGAAGATACATATTTTGGAAATAAAGGATATACAATACCTAAAACGAGTATAACGGTAGAACAGGAAAAACAAATACGAAATGATCTAATGATTGCTCCAAAGATACATGGTATATCATTTTGTGAGAAAAACAGTTTTCCGGCATATCGCGAGTCAAGTAATAAACTATATGTTCCATTTTATTATGGAATTGAAAATTTCGGTCCTCCTAAAAAAACTAAATTAAATGAAGGTGATAATATAAATTTAGAATTTATAGGAAATCTGAGAGAAAATCAGATCCCTGTTGTGAATTCTTTTTTTACTGCAATCCAAAAAGACAACGTAAATGGAGGTCTTTTTGAATTACCATGTGCATACGGAAAAACAGTATTAGCATTAAATGTTATTGCTAAATTGAAGAAAAAAACATTAATTATTGTTCATAAAGAATTTTTATTAAATCAGTGGGTTGAGAGAATAGATCAGTTTTTACCAAACACACGAATAGGTAGAATTCAAGGTCAAAAAATAGATATCGATGATAAAGATATAGTGCTTTGTATGTTACAAAGTTTATCGATGAAAGAATATCCTGCTAGTCTATTTGATAGTTTTGGATTTTCTATAATTGACGAAGTGCATCATATTTCAAGTGAAGTATTTTCTAATTCACTTTTTAAAATAGTAACAAAATATAATTTAGGTCTTTCGGCAACGATGGAGAGAAAAGATGGTACAACTAAAGTATTTAAAATGTTTTTAGGAAATGTGTTATTTAAAGGAACCCGCGATGAAGGACAATCTGTAACAGTAAAAGCAATTGATTTTTCTGTAGAAGATGATGAATTTAACGAAGTTAAATATGATTATCGTGGAAATCCGATGTATAGCTCTATGATTTCAAAATTATGTGCATATAATCGTCGTAGTGAATTTATTTTAACGATTTTATCTGATATGCTAACGGAAAATAATAATCAACAGATCATGATATTAGCACATAATAAGAACTTACTAAAATATTTACATGATGCGATTAAACATCGTAACATAGCAACGGTGGGTTATTATATTGGCGGAATGAAAGAAATTAATTTAAAAGAAACGGAAACAAAAAAAGTGGTAATAGCAACTTATGCGATGGCAGCAGAAGCATTAGATATAAAAACACTAACAACTTTAATTATGGCTACACCAAAAACTGATATTGAACAAAGTGTGGGTAGAATATTGAGAGAAAAACATAGTAATCCTATTGTAGTTGATATAGTAGACAGACATGATATTTTCAAAAAACAGTGGTATAAAAGAAGAACATTTTATAAAAAACAAAATTATAAAATTTTACATACTACTTTTGAAGATTATAAATTGGATAAATGGAAAACCATATTTGAACCAATTCTCAATAAAAAACAGCGACATATTCAAAAGAAAAATATATCATGTAAAAGTAATAGTTCAGGCGATAAAAGTATTACAGAAGATTCAGATGAAGAAGAACCGTCAGAAGAATATAATAAGGATAAATTATTATGCGGAAAATGTTTACTCAAAATAAAGTAATGACTATATTAAACTGAGAATTTTGTACGAATTAGTATAAATACAACATTTTGATTTATTTTTCTCTATAATATTATTTTATTTCATTTATATAAGAATAGAAATGAGTTTGAATGGGATTGATATCATTTATTGGATAAATTTAGATAGATCGAAAGAAAGACGAAAACACATGGAGACTGTATTAAAAGATCCAGTATTTGACGGAATAAAAAATGAAAGAATAAAGGCAATTGACGGAGAAAAAGACTCACATGCAATAAGAAAAAATATAGATATTCATATAACGGATCCTAAATCGATAAATTTAAAAGTGTCCTTTCCTGAATATGCTTGTTTATTGTCTCATTTAGAGGCCATACGAAAATTCTCAGAGTCTAATTATAAATATGCGATTATATTTGAAGATGATATCACCCTGGAATATAAAAAATATTGGGAAAAGGATCTATCTGATCTTATAAAAGAGGCACCCAAAGATTGGCAAATTATAAGATTACAAAGAGCTCCTTTTGAATCAAATGATATATCTTTCAAGCAATCATTCAAGAAATGGGATTTTATTAAACGTTCTGTTACATTTCCCAATAAAGCTGTGACTGGTGATTGGGGTGCGTATGCTTATTTAATTAAAAACTCTGCAGCAAAACAACTAATAAAACGTATTTATAAAAATAATAAATATAAATTAGCTGACAACTATCCGTTGCTAGCTGATGCATATATGTATAAAATGTTAAGAACATATACATATAAATATCCTTATTTTACATATCGTTCTGGAAAAAAAAATAGTACTACGGTTCATAAAGAAATTGGTAATGAATGCCGTAAAACTCTTATGGATAAATTATATAAAAAATATAATAAAACTAGAAAACACAATAAAACGAATAAACGTAATAAAACGAATAAACATAATAAAGATAAAACTTATAAAAGTAAGTGATTTTGTGTTAATAAAAGCTTATTCCATTTACGATAATATTTATAATATATTTTTTTCACTAAAATACTATATGGTGTAATTCCTCGTAACAGTGTTAATCGATTTCTCTCAATAAACTTTTCAAATAAAAAACGAATAATCTGTTTTTGTATTTTTCTGGCGAAATAAGAATAAATAAAATATCGTCTATGTTCAAAGGATTTTAATTGACAAAATCTACAATTAGTATCAGGCGCATAGGGACTATATGTTGGACAATCATTTTTATGTATTCCTCCAGGATATATCGAATACATAAATGGCATCCCATGCCCATCTGCGATGATATTATTGATGGGCTTTATTAGCCATAAATCAGAAATTTCTGTATTTAGTTTATAAAAAGATTTCAGATTTAAATATATTTTATAAAATATATTTAAATTTAAATTATAATTAAATTATAATTATAATATAAAATTGATTACTATATATTCATAAGTAATATATAAAAATAATATATAATCATGAAACATCCTGATACAAACATGAAAAAAGACGAATTTGATTTGATCGTTGATATGATGGATGCAATTACAATAAGCGAATGTAAAGAATTTGTAAAAAATCATACAGCTCCATTTGCGAATTCAAGAGAACCAGAAATATCTGATATATCAAATCATATAAAAAGCGATTCGCATTCAGGGGTATCTTTCATAATTATTTTACGAAAATGTCATCAATTTTTAAATAATCCAGATGCATGGAATAAATTACAAACAAGGTTTAATGCCCACGACTAGTGAAACCTTTACCTGTAAAATGATTATAATTATCTGTACAGTTTGTAGACATAGGTAAACGATGAATAGGTGGTGGATTTGCTAAAGATAAATTTGCTGGTGATAATTGTCCACCAACAGAGTAAGTTCCTGTTAGTGGTTGATTATTTTGAAATTGCGCATATCCTGGTGGGTATGGTATATTTCCAGCAGTCATACCACCACGCATTTTTTTTGAACGATGACGTCTTTGTTTTCTTGGGTGCTTTTTAGAATAGTGCTTTTTAGAATGTTTTTTATGAACGCGACGACTATATTTATGCCTTAAACTTCTTTTATTACGACTACGACAACTTTTGTTTTTCATTTTATATTTTCTAGATATTTTATTTATTTTTTTTTGAATTTTTTCATTCCTCCTCCTTTAAATAAACATATACCAGGAACATAACTATTAGCAGCATCTGTATTTATTTTTGCACCAGACAACCCAGGTAATCCAGGTACTTGATTAGATCCAAACATACCAGGATAATGTGAATTATCAATATTTACTAATTTACCGTTAATATTACTTAATGGGGTGATATTACCATATCCTAGATTTGATGCATCAGTGCCAGCAGACATATAATATATATATATTTTATTTCTTATAAAGCGATAATTTTTCTTTTTGAATTAAAGCTTCATCGCTAACTTTAATAGGTATCCATTTTTTAAATTTAAAATGAAAACTACATTCCATATTGATTGTCTTATTTAAATCAACAAATTTATCCGTATTTTCATTTTGAAATTCGTATTCATCATCACTTTCCTCTAGGTGGTCTAAATTAACATTTTCTTTGATTGTTCTAAACAAATTATTCATTATTACACTTTTTTCATAAGAAGGTATAAATGCATTTTCATAAAATTCTAATATGTCTCCATTTAAATAATATAGTTGATAAATATCATTTTGTATATCTGCTCTAATTGCAAAAACAATATTAGATAATTTAGACTTATTTTCAAATTTTAAATCAAATTTACTTGCATCCAATACAAGGTAAGAAGATACTTTATTAAAAAGATGAAATCGTATGCATTCTATTTTATATGGTTGCGATGATAATAGTTTTGAAACTTCGTTTACGTGTTTACATAAAATAGGTAGTCCAATATGTAAAAAATTTAAATTATAATTAATATTTTTAATTTCTGTTTTAAATATATTTTTAAAAGTAACTAGCTTATCATGCCAATTCGAGTGTGAAATATCATTTCCTTTATAATAAAAAATATCTTCTGCAGTAAAAAACAATCCATCTTTAATTTTTAATATAGTTCCATAAAAAATAGTATTATAACATAATTGCTTATCAAAGCAACAATTCGTCTGTGTAAAATATAATTGTTTCTTATTATTTTTAACTATAAAACATGAAGGTTTGTCATTATAAAAAGTAAACCATATAAAACATTTTACTCCTTGTGGAACTAAGGTTATAAAATTTGCATTCAAAACTTTCTTATGAATTATAGTTTCATAAGAAAGTTTTATGTTAGGAAACTTATTCTTTAACGTGTGAAATGTTTCGCTCATTTATTTAGTTATATATGATATATTTAAGCGTTTTAATTATATGAATAATAATTAGTATCAGTATTTAATGATGTGATTGGTGTACTAGTTTCAGAGCTCATTTGAGATTTTAAAAATGTTTTCAGTTCATTTTTCATATCTAATGACTTATCAGGTATAATTGGTTGATTGATATTAATTCCTTCATATGATTGGTCGTGAGATTTTTGAAGCAGATCAAAAATTTTATTATATTTCTCATGAGGTGTATTTACTAAATCTTTTATTTTAGGAACCGTTAATGTTGTTTTAAAAAAATGAATTAGTGAATGTAATAAATAAATAAATAAAATAGATAAAACAGTTACTTTAATGATCCATAAAAACATATATTATATTTATATTAGTTTAATAGTAATAAAAACTCATTAATCATTTCTTTTAATATATCATTTGAAATAGAATTATCGTGTAATTCAAAATAACAATCAACTGCTTCAAACTGGCTAGATGATGGTGTAAAAGAAAAACACTCATTTTCTATATATCTCACTATAAATATTAAGGGACTAGTTTTATACTTATAGTAAAATTCGCGAGTTTTAATAAAAATATGATTTGTAGGTAAATAATTCACACATTTTTTTCGTATTATACTATTATCGATTATCAAATTATAATTAGATAATTTGATAAATTGTGGTTCTCTATCTTCAATAGTAAATTGTAATAATTGACTTTTTGTAATTTGATATATACCTTCATCTGAGTATATATCCCCTACCTCACTTTTCTTAATTAAATATGGTTCAAGTCTTTGATGAGGAAATTTTTTAGGGTTATAATTTTCGATATAAATTCTCATAATAATTAATTAGTTTAAACTATTTAAACCTATTCATTAAACAATAATTATTATGTCCTCTCTAAAAACAATAATAATTGAAAAAAATTGTAATATGAAAGAGTTGTTGATAAAAATCTTCAATATAGATGATTTATATAAGAAGTGTAATTTTAAAAAGAATGATGATTTTGAAGAACGATGTACCTGGAATGTTAAACTAGATAGTAATAAATATTATATTAAATTATTTGCAAAAAATAAAGGGAAAAGTGGTTATGAAAATAAATATGATTTTCCTCCCCCTATTGATAAAGAATTATATTTTGGTAGCTGTATTTTATTTTGTTATACGCTAGAAAAAAACAATAAAAATTATCAGCATTTAACAATTGAGTTATGGAATAAAATATATGAAAAACTATTTGGCGGGTTTGAAGACTTGAATAATACAGCAGACGAAGATGAAAATGAAGAAGATGAATTAGAAAATATTCCTAAAGAAAAAAAAACCAAAAATGGCTATTTAAAAGACGGGTTTGTAGTGGATAGTGAAGATACTTCTGACGATGAAGATGACGACGATGATGAAAACACAGATGACGAAAATATATTCAATCCCATTAAAGATATTGATGATGACGATAGTAAAAGTGATATGATAGATATAGGTTCTGAATTAACTGAAGATATGTACGAAGATTAAATAAAAAAATTGATTTAAAATTACTTTTGAATATCAATATTATATATAATGCCATCTTTATCTATAATAATTCAACCAGAGCCTTTTCGTGAAAATATTCGAAAAAAAATAAACCTTAAAATAGTGAATCTAAAGAACTGTAATAATATTGAAAAATCAATATTTAATTATTCATTAAAAGAAGCCGATCGCTATAAAGTGCTAAAGAAATGGGATAATCCGCGGTTTGTGCGCATTTATTTAGATAAATTAAAATCGGTTATGTTAAATTTAACATCTAATATTATAGATAAAATAGAAAATGGGTTTTTAGATGCGAAAAATATTGGATTTTTAACCCACCAAGAGCTAAATCCTCAAAAATGGGAAGTCTTGATACAAAAAAAAATAAAACGGGATAAATGTAAATTTGAAGTAAATGTTGAAGCAGCAACAGATACATTTACTTGTAGAAAATGTAAATCGAATAAGTGTACGTATTATCAAATGCAAACACGATCTGCGGATGAACCTATGACAACATTTGTTTCATGTATAGAGTGTGGTAATCGTTGGAAGTGTTAGAATGATAAAAGTAATTACCCAAAATAACATATAAAAAGTATGTAAATCAAATGTAATTAGAAAATACTCATTTTTTTTATTATACTCATAAATATAATAACTCAATACTTTATCTGAATAATTTGAATGAACTTTCCTTATAAACATCGCATAAGGATTATCTGATATATTTTTTTCTATAAATATATTATCTTGTGCGTTTTCTTCATGAAATAAATAAGGACTGGTAGCAGACATCATTCTGGACCAATCTGCTATATGCGTTACAGATTGGATGGTATTTTCAAGTTCATTATATTGTTTAAGTGCGATAGCAAAAATACTTTCATTTGCAAGTCCTCCATTATTAACTATATGAAAAACACGTTTATGACGTAATTTAAAATTTAGTATAATATCTGCTTGCTGTTTACAAAGTATAAAATAAGGGTCATTTGCTAATCTTAATTGTTCATTTAAACAAGCTATATTTGCTCGTTTTTGTAAATTAATATTCCACCATGGTGGTTTCCAATTCAATATACTTTTATGGAAATAATTAAAAAATAAATGCCGAAATTTTTTTGGAGATATGATTGGACAACACGAATCCGTTAGAAAACAAATCCATTCGTTATTATTATCATGATAACGGGCATATCTTATCAAATTTATATATGCAGGTATAACTTGATAATAACTGGTTTCTTCAATCATATTTTTAGGTATAATATGGTTTAAAATCCACGATGATTTTATTTTTTTATAATCTTTATAATAAAAATAGATATTAATAATATCACTATTTGGTTTAATCCATTCTTTCCAAATATGTTCTTTATTCAAAATATGATCATAACTAATAATAAAACAAAGTGCTACTTTCATAAAGTAATTTAAAAACTAGGTTTATATCATAATATTCTAAAAATAATAGCCATATATATTTTTATATGATTAATATATGATCCATTTAATCCATTCTTCTGGCGTAACTGGAGATAATTTTGATTTTATAAACCAAATATTTTATACATTATTTACGTTTATTTTGGCGTTATTTAGTGCATGGACTTGGCAATTATTACCGCATAAAATAGTTCATTTATTTGATACTAGTCGTCGCGCGCAACTAGTCGTATTATATTTACTTTTTATGTTTACATTACAATTTTTCAATCCAGAAAATGACTTTTTAGATATTATAGGTAGAACTACTATCATGTTCTTTTTATATTTGTTAGTTACTAAACAGTCCCTAACCAATTTTGTGTTTACAATTTTAGGGTTTGCTATATGTGCGCTTATAACAAATAGTATAAGTTATTATACTACAAAAGAGAAGAAAATAAAAACAAAAGAAGAAAAAAAAACGATTGAAGAAATAATAAAACGTCTAACGTATAGTAGAAATATAGCTATTACGATTACTTTTATATTATTATTTATAGGAGTGATATTTTATTTTAGAAAGCAGATTAAAGAACATCCACCAAAAGAAGGGTTATTTTTATTTACAGTAAAGTTTTTATTTGAGGGTGGTAGTGATCAACGTAAACAAACCGGAAAAGTTGTTTTAAGAAAATTTAAATAGGAGGAAAAATAGTATTTTACTTTTTATGTATGTGTTTTCCTTGTAGATCATATTTCTTTAGTTTATTTAATAATAAACTAAACGAACATAATATATTGTCATTATTAATATACTTAACTATCAGTAGGTCTTCGATCATATTTGTTTTATTTGCCACACTACAATTAAAAACCTCTATTGATTGAATATATTTTACTTTATTCCCTTCATGATATGAAAACTGATCTTTATTTTTTTTATTTTTACGAATATTTCTATTCACATATATATTTTTATAAAATGCATCCATAAATAGTTGTAAATTTTCTGTTGAAATATTTAAATCATCCATAATAACTAAATTAATATTTGTTATTTACTATGAAACACTTATTTTGTTTTCAATTTTTGTTTTTTTATAATTAAATTGATTATAATTTAATTATAATTTGTAATGATAATCATATGAAAACAGAAGTAGTCACTTTTATGAATACATCACTAGAAATAACTTATTTAATAGGAGAAAATGAGAATGATAATTTTGAAATTTTAAATAAAGCGAGTGGAGATGATATATGGTTTCATGCAAATAATATATCATCGTGTCATATAATCGCTTATAATCTACCGCAATTAACGAAAAAAGAAAAACAAAAGGTCATCAAAAGAGGGGCTTTTATATGTAAACAAAATACCTCAAAAATAAAATCATTACAAAATATTGAAATTATTTATACAAAAGTTAAAAATGTATCTAAAACAGATATTTTAGGTACCGTAAATATAACGAATGAAAAAAAAATTATAGTTTAATATTTAATTACTATATACCCTTTTCTAAAAAGCAATCAACTCTAAATCTTTTACGTTCCAATATTCAAACGCTCCATTAGGTAAAGGACGTTTTATAATAAAAGGTATTTTTTTTTGTGATAACTCTAATTCAGCAATTAGATAACTATCAATTATAGTTTCTGGTACCTTCACAAGAGACTGTGCGCCGCATTCAAGTTGTTTTGATCTTTGACCTAAAATTCGTGCTTTTTCATATTTTGTTAAAAACGGTAGAGTTTTATGAAACGGGTCAATTATATTATTATCACTATCTCTTAAGACTTTTGACATCATTTGAATCTCTTCGTAATTATTTTGAAGACACTGTGGATGGTAGTCGGAAACATATTGATTCGTAAGTTCATGTTTAAACTTTTGAAAGTAGTTTTCTGTATCATCATCTTCTTCTTCTTCGTCAATATCTATATTATTATCATTACTAGAAATATTATCTTGATTAGTTAGATCATTATCCGTTGATCCACCTAAATGATTATTAATTTCAAAGTCTTCTTCTGTTGTATATTCCTGTTTAACAGGTTCATCAGGTTCAGCAGCAGGTTCATTTTCATCTTCATCATCGATATCCTCAAAATCTGTATCAGAATCCTCTTCTATAGAGCCTCCTAAATGAGATTTTTTAATTTTAAAATTTTCATTTTCATTTTCATTTTCATTTTCATTTTCATTTTCATTTTCACTACTATAATAAGAATCGATATCATCTAGTTCACTCATATTATCTTTTAATATTATAATCTTTAAATAAAAAAAATCAATTTTATTTTTAAATATTAAATATAGTATAAGGGAATATATTAATTTTTTATTTCCCACGTATAATCACAATCACTACATAGATATAGATATTTCATATTTATTTCGTCGTAGCGAATATAAATAATTTCACGATCTTTTTTCTTTTTATTAGTAATACATTCTTCATTTGGACATAATATATTGTTTATTCTAGGAAGTGTCGGATCTAATTTTGTATATTTATTAACAAAATGACTAGATGCAATTTCATCATCCTTACTATAATGTTTATAGATTGTTGTAGATGAATTCAATAAATTATCTTCTTCATTTCCGCAGTGGCGACAGTAATAAATAAGTTTATTAGTATCTTCACTATCGATTCGTATGTAATACATATTTTCGCATTTTGAACAAAATCTCATATTATATTATTTATTATATTTTTAATTCAATATTTATTAATTCAATTTTTTTCAAATATTAAATAATAAATTAATCTATTTTTTTTCAACAGGTAAATGTATAAATGTATCATATAAATTCTCATAATCAACTAGACAAGACATTTTTTTTTTTCAACAGGTAAATGTATAAATGTATCATATAAATTCTCATAATCAACTAGACAAGACATATGATACATATCCGTTTTAATAACTCTTTTCTTAGTTTGTTGTTTTTGATTTAAAAATTCTAATATTTGTTCAATATTTTTATTGAAATGTTCTTTATACTCATTATAAAATAACTGAAAAAATGGTAGATACATAGTATCTTTTTTAATTAAAACATCATAAACTGCAATTTTAATATTAGCAAATTCAATAATTGTATTGTATTTTTTCAGATCAGGATGAGTTATATTAACACCAGGTTCATTCAAAAGAGGGTCTTTGGTAAATAACGTAACTATAGTAAGTAAAATTGATTTAATTGTTTGACATGAAGTCCACTGTTCACCTCTCCATGTATTTAATAATGAAATACATACTTTACCACTTTTATAAAAATTTGGATGTAATCTAATTCCATACCCATTTGTACAAAACTCTAGTTTTGGAGGTAAATACGGATATTCTGTAGGAAATTCCAATTTAAAAAAATAAAACCCTCCAAAATATGGGGTATCAGAAGGACCAACAATCATCGCGTATCCATGTAACATATTAACATCATCATGTTTATAATATATTCCACTATCGTGTAATGGATTTTTAATAATATCTTTTACATCTTTTAAAAGACGATTCATACAGTCTTTTGTAATTACAGTCATTTATTAATAGTATCATTATTTATTTATATAACTTTACTATTATTATTGAATGTAATTTTCACGAATACATAAAAAAATGAAATAGAAAAATCTTCGTATATTATAATAATAAATGTCGAATGAAATGATTCATAATTATCAAGATCTAAACGAATTCCTAGCAAAAAATTCTATCAAAGGTAATAAAAGTGCAAAACCTAGTCACACTAGAATTCCAGATACAAATCTTAAAATATATGGTGGAGCATTTTCTATTTCAGATGGCGACCAAGAAACATTTTGGAAATTGTATTATAGTGCCATTTTTGAAAATAAGAAAAAAGAATATCTTACTGAAAAACAATTAGATCATGGAGGGTGTATGTGTGTTGATTTTGATTTTAGGTTTGATTATAATATTGAACGAAGACTTCATAATAATGATCATATAGAAGATGCTATCGTGTTATATTTAGAAGAATTCAAACAAATTTACTCCTTTAATGCTGTTACATCGTTTGATATTTTTGTATTTCAAAAACCGAATATTAATCGTTTACAAGATAAATCATTAACAAAAGATGGTATCCATATATTATTTGGATTACAAGTCCCATTCAATATTCAATTATATATTCGCCAAAAAATGGTTGAATTATTACCAGAGCACTGGGATTTACCATTTATAAATGATTATGAATCAATTCTAGATGAAGGAATTAGTAAAGGTACTACAAATTGGCAGTTATATGGATCTCGAAAACCCGGACATGAAGCATATGAATTAACACAGCAATTTCGCGTTTGTTATGATGAAACAGATGGCGAGTTTTTAATGGATGAAATTAGTGTTAGAGATTTCAATTTGAAAGATAATATAGCAAAATTATCTGTTAGATATCAGAATAATCCAAAATTTCAAGTTAAAGCAGAAATGGAAAAACAATTCAAAAAAAATCAAGAAGTTAAAATAAAACGTCCAAATAGTAAAACCAAAGTTAATTTATTAATAGAAGACCAGGATGGCGAGGATGATATTTCGTTAGATAATATAAAATGTAAAGATGATCTTGATAAAGCAGTAAAATATATGTTAAATAGTTTTTCACAAAACGAATATGAATTAATTGAATTACATAAGTATACACAGCTTTTACCAGAAAAATTTTATGATCCGGGTTCACATTTACAAAATAGATTAGTTGCCTTTGCTCTTAAATATACTGACCCACGATTGTTTTTATCGTGGGTACAATTAAGAAGCAAAGCTCATGACTTTGATTATAATACTATTCCTCAATTATTTGGTATGTGGAAAAAAGTTTCCAAATCTAATAAATCGAATGAAAGTATAACTAAAAAGTCTATTCTATATTGGGCAAAACAATTTAATTATGAGGGATATTTAGATGTTCGAAAAGAATCAATAGATCATGCTATGGAAGAATGTATGAATTCTCAAACAGAATATGATAAAGCATTTGTATTGAAACAAATGTTTAAAGATAAATACGTCTGCGTAAGTTATGATAAAAAAGGGATATGGTATGTATTCAAAAATCATCGATGGGTATTAGATAGAAAATTATCACTACGCGAAGCTATTTCTAAATCTATGTATGAATTATTTTCAAAAAAATCTGATACGTTAAATAATGAATGGTATAATTATGACCCAACAGACGATCGTGCTGAATTTATTAAAAAGAAAATTAAAATTATAGGAGAAATTATGTTTACGCTTAAAAAAACAAATGATAAAAATAATATTATGAGAGAGGCGATGGAACTGTTTTACGATGACGACTTTATTAAGAATATGAATAATAAAAAACATTTGTTAGGGTTCAATAACGGGGTAATAGATTTTAATACAAAAGAATTTCGTGACGGATATCCAGATGACTATATTACTATGACAACTAATATTAATTATATTCCTTTTGTCGAAATTAAAGGTAACGAAGAACATAGCGAAAATATGAATAATTGTACAGATTTTATGAAAAAATTATTTCCCGTTCCAGAATTGAATTCTTATATGTGGGATCATCTTGCTTCAACATTACTTGGCAGTAATAAAAACCAAACATTTAATGTATATCATGGAAGCGGTTCAAATGGAAAATCAATATTGACAGATTTTATGTCTGTAACACTAGGCGAATATAAAGGTACTGTTCCTATCACATTAGTAACAGAAAAACGTGGATTAATAGGAGGAACATCAGATGAAATTTTGAAATTGAAAGGAAAACGGTATGCGGTTATGCAAGAACCATCTAAAAATGTTAAATTGAATGAAGGTATTATGAAGGAATTGACTGGTGGCGATCCTATACAAGCAAGAGGATTATATTCTGAAAGTGAAATTTTTGATCCCCAATTCAGTCTAGTCGTTTGTACAAATAATTTATTTGATATCGATAGTAACGATGATGGTACGTGGAGAAGAATTCGTAAATGTGATTTCAAATCTAAATTTGTAGATTGTACAGAAGATTATGATAAAGATGATGGATATATATTCGAAAAAGATAAATCATTAAAAGAAAAATTACCTCAAATGGCACCTGTATTTGCAAGTATGCTAGTCAATCGTGCATTCGAAACAGATGGTATTGTAAAAGATTGTGAAATTGTATTAGAAGCCTCTAATGAATATCGAAAGGGACAAGATTTTATTGCTGCGTTTGTAGCTGAAAATATTGAAAAGACCTCTAACCTAAAAGATCGTATTAAAAAGACCGAAGTGGCAAGTCACTTTAAGATATGGTTTCAACAAGAACAAGGTAATCGTAAAATGCCAAAAGGACAGGAATTATATGATTATATGGATAAAAAATTTGGTGTACATAAATCTACAGGATGGTATAATGTTAAAATTATTTATCCTGATAATGACGAATTAGAAGTGTTCGATATATCATAAATTTATTCACTTTGTTATAGATAAACGTACATTCTTTGGAATAATATCATAAATACTATATAGAATAGAAATAATAACTGAGAGAATTGTTGGGGATATGAATGGTAACAAACATATTCCTATAAAAAAACCTATTTGTTTTTTTAATTCAAACGAGGAGGGGAAAAAAGCCATCGAAATTAAGAATACTATTACTATGATGACATAAATAAAAATCATTATAAAATAATAAAAACGCAAACTTTCTATACCCTGTTCTTCATACACAGTTTTTCTATCACTTGTAAGAACATCGTTAGACTCTACCTTTATATTTTTTTTTAAAGCTATGTTTTCTCTTCTTAATTTCTTATATAGATCTATAACATTTTTACTATTTTCAAATTGTGAATTGTATGTATCTATATTATGTAATATTTCCTTTCGCTCTTTTTTAATCCTTTCTTTAAATTTACTTATAATATGATCTGCTTTTTCACTTAGTTCTTTTTCACGATGTTTATCCCATGCTTCTTGTCCATGAGCAAAAATAAAAAATTTTTTACATTCTACTAAAGCTTTTTCTTCATCAATCGACTCATATTTTTTAGCTTCCATACATTTTTCTCTTAGCATATGGGCTTTTTTTCTAAACTGACACTGTTCGTCACACGATTGTTTTTCTCTTGCCGCTAATATCATTTCATTAAATTGATCAGTTGGATTACAGTTTAAATTTGTAGTCAACTCGCGAACATCTTTTTTAATATTTTGACGTAATGTGGTATCTTGTTTAACTTGAGAATTCTCACCATATTCTTTTAATTTTTGTATATTTTCTTTTTTCTCTGATTTGTCTAATTTTTTAATATAATCAGGTGTTAATGTATTTACTAAATTTTGAGCCAACGTTAATATATCCGACATATATATTAACAATATATATATATTATAATTTATAAATAAATTAATGCGTAAAAAAATAAAATATCAAATCTAATGTTTTATTATGCAATATTACTCTTATGGGCTACAATTTTCAGGAGTTAATATGATAGATAAATTTTTAGAAGATAGTTATAATATAAAATTATATAATTGTAATGATAAGAAATCATGTTATTTCAAACATTTTAGAATATATGATAATAAGAATTTAATACCAGTGACAACTTCTCCTTCAGAGTTTTATAATAATTATAAAATAAATACTCTTGAAGATTTAGATAATGCGTTGGGAGATTTTAACCATACAAATAAATATATTATAGTATATGATAATGTATTTTCATGGCTTTTATCTATTGAACAATTTGCAAAACAAAATGCATGGATGACTAAAACAAAGTTGGAATTTCTTGAAGATTATTTACATTTTTTAAATAAATGGATTCAAATCAAAACTGATAGAGTCATTTTTTTAAATTATTCAACATTCATAACTAGCTACAACTATTTATATAGCGATTCCGCTTTTATAGAAAAATTAAATTTATTTTTTTCCAAAAATATATCATTTGGAAATTGTTTTTATAATATAAATAAATTGCAATTAAACTTCTATTCAAACCAACAATTTATACATAGGTTTAATAGGGTTGAATTAGAAATAATTAAAAAACATTCACTATTCGATAAAATTACAAATATGAATGAAGAAAAAAATATAAGCAGTATAGAAAATAAAGAATTATCCTTGTTAGATAACGAAATTAATAACACACAAGAAAACATAGATATGGAAGTTACTGAAATAGAAGACACGTCCGGAAATATATATGAACACATATGTGAAATAATAAATACATCTCCTGAAAAAATAGAAGAAAATATAGATATGGAAGTTACTGAAATAGAATATAAAAATATTAAAAAACCCCCAGGATTTATTAGTCCTCAAGCTATGGCATTATTATCTATTGTTAATATGTTAAAAAAATAATATTAAATTATTCAATTCAAAATAGTTTAATATTATTTACATTTTAAAATTTAAGAAACTTTCTGTATGATTAGGTTTAAAATTTGAACTATGCGTTTTATACCGATTTGTTGTTGATGTTTTTGTAAGTTCATTATTAACCATACCTTCTAATGTTGTAAAATTATCTACAACACACTGATCTTCATCCGAGTCATAACTTGTACCATCTGCACAGCAATCTGAATCTGTACATCCAGATGAGATTTTTGACGAAGTAAAAGGATTACCACTAAAATCACTATTAGATTTTGTTGGAGCTCCGCTCGGATCGAATGCCCATTGATATTCCTGATAATCCATATTATCACGATGAAGTATCGAGACAAATACATTCCAGAAGAAATAACCGCCAATTACCGCAATTACTACTACCAATCCATAATAAATATTGGTGGGTATTATATTTTTACTATGTAAAACAGCTAATATAATTATAGGAATTAAAGTTGCTACAATTATTTTCATCATAAGTGCATGTTCTGCATATCTGTCTCCATAGTACGTATTAATTTGCGTCATTCTTAATTTATTATTTCTCTCCATTTCCAACATTTCGAGTTTCTTTTTATATTCATTCAACTGATTTTCAATCATTTGGATTGCAACCGTTTGTTCACGTAACGTACCTTGTGATGAGACAAGTGCATTTTTAAAGAATTGATTTACACCACCCATGGTTTGATATAAGTTCATTCGCATATTAGAAATTTTTTTAACTTTTTCAAGAATTTTTTCTTTTTGTCGTGAATTCATATTTGGATTATTTTCTAATTGGCTAAACATTTGTTGTTCCGTTTGTTGTAATGATTGAATATCATTAACAATTTCTTGATTACTATCACTAACATCTGGTAAAGAAGACATATTATATAAATTATAACAAGATTATTTATAAAATATTTAGATTAATTTATTGTTTTTTTGGTAAATTAAGTAAAACAACTACCGCACCAATAGCAATAATAGAATACAGTGTATATCTATAGTTTTCTTGTAATACAATAATATCTGTTTCGCTTGCAATTCTCTCTTGATTTGGTAATTGAGATGATAATTCTTTTATTTTTGCTAACATATTAAAATATAATTTCATATTATCATTCGTACCTTTTTGGTTTTGGTTCATTTGATTAATTACCTTTTTTGAATTTAAATGATATATTTCGTCATTTTCACCCATTTCCGATGAAATCGCTTTTAATCTATTTTCTAAGTTCGATAATTTACTTTCATAAACAGCATTTACTTTTGCTAAACCATATTTTTCATTCATATTCAAATGAGGTGAATTACCCAAGTTTAAAGCGTGAAATTGTGTTGTACTAATAGGATTTGCTCCCCCTTCTATTCCAGGAGGACGACGACGTGGTTCTTTATTTCTTTGATACGTTGTCGTACCGCGTGATATCGAAAGATTTAATGGCCTTGACTTAGCATTTTTAAGCCAACAATTACTTCCATTTATTACAAACCCTGCACAATTCTTTTTTTGATTACAGGATTGTTTACAATCCTCTTCGTTTGTATTAGAAATCTCATCATCTATATTATTTCCTGGTGCCCAATTTACATCATTTAGTTCAGTATATTCGTCGGTAAAATTGAAATCTTTATTCGGATATTTCCTAACTTGGTTATTATCATCTATATAAGCTAATTTACCAAACTCATTTCTCTGTGATTGTCCTTTTAATTCATAAAAAGTATTTCCTCCTGGTCCAGCAGCAGTTTGACCATCATTTGTTTTAATTTCATTTGGTCCCATTTCGAAGGTTACTAGTTCTAACTTTCCGTTATTCCATTCTAACACAATTGTTCCTTTATCATTCGCTAAAAATTGTCCTGAAGATAATGTTTGGCCCGTAGTCATATAATTATTTCCGTTCACACTATTACTACTGGTTTGATCCGGATTTGCTGCTTTTTGTTTTTTATACGTATTACTTGCCCATATAAAACCTTGATTATCACTAGGATTTTGTCCTCTATAAATTACTAAATTACCATCATCCTGTGCAATTAAAAAACAATCAAATCCAGGATTTACACCATAAACTGAATTACTTCCTCCACCACCTGATGGCATACCTTTAACCATTTGTGTATTTGTAGCACGACCTAATGAACGCGCGTTGTTTAAATCAGAACTGCTAAAACACTGGCCTTTTCCACTTGAATCTGGATCATATAGACCAAATATAGTATTTCCTTTATCGTTTGCTTTATCACGACATGAATCAATATCATACTTTTTTTTTTGTGATGATGATGATGATGATGATGATGATGATGATGATGCCCATGATGATGACTATCTCTATAACTACCATAATAATTTCCCCATGATTTTTGATTTTCAGGAATAGAAGATTGCCAAATAACTTTATCAGAAGAATCATAAACACTTATTTGTCCAGAGGTTTCCAATTTTGCATATGAACCACCATCCACATCTGCAGACCATAACACAGTTTTTCCTGTAACTGCCATAGATTTACCCGCTTGATCGATATTTACACGATTATTTGTCAACCCACAATAAGCATATCCTGTGTCTTTATTATATCCGCTTAAACTAAAATACTTATATCCAGCAACAATACTCGCCTTTTTACATAAATCAAAATCATAGTCCCCTCCACCCGCAGAACCTTTTACCAATTTAAATCCACATAATCCAGAAGAACAATCGCCTCCACATCCTGTGCCATTAATAATTGGATATAATTTATTTCCTCCCCAACCATTTCCAATATTAATTGCAGGTGATATATAATGTGTCCATTTATTTATTTCAGGAGTTACTGTAGCGCCATTATTTGCCCAGAATTGTTCATAACTACCACTTTCTTGTGTCGTAGAAGTAGAAAACCCTACTTTTAAAGGATTTGCATTATAACCTCCGCAACAATTTCTACCACACATATAAAAACTAATATAGTAATTTGTATTTGGCTCTATATCAAAAGGTTGGGACTGTGGTGATGTAATCGTAAGGGTAGAATTACCTTGTAAGCACATGCACTGATCTCCTGTAGGATAAGGATATGGATACCCCCAAGCGTTAGAAGAATTCAAGATTATGACACTTCCGTATGCTGCATAAATTCCACATAAATTATAATTTAAAGGTAAATACCAAAAAGAATCTTTATTTATTTTAGGACAACCTACGTCTGTGTTTGCAAGTGGTATATTTTCCGGAGGACCACCTCCACTCCATACAATATTATCTATATTATTCATAGATCCTAAATAAGTTGTTTCACGCTCCATTTCTGATAAAAAATTACTCGCGTAAACGTTTTTACCCGCCCCTCCACATACTTGTCCTCTTTCTAAAGGTTCTCCTGTAATTAATGGTGGATCTGTTGGAATGATCGCACCAGGTCTTTTATATTCTTCTCTCCATCGTAATCCGGTATCGATCGCTTCATTCGGACATCCTTTTTTACCGCGCATAGATCCTACATGACCACCATACCACTGTGCAATTCCTAATTCATTTACATACATATGAACCCCTCCAAAACGAATATTTTTATTTAAAAATCGATTATGTTTCGGATTTATACGTTTGTTATAAATTAATGTTTTTTTCATCATTTCTGTTTTAACTTTTTTAATTTCTTCTAAAATTTCGTTATACTGATTTTGTAATAAAATAAATCTTTCCCTATCCAATTCTGTTTTATTTAGGGTTAATTTTGACTCTTTTGACAGTTTATTTGTGTTATCTGTTTGGGTTAATTGCATATCTTTTGTACCAAAACTAAGTGAGTTCATATTATCAAATCCCTCTATTTCATTTTCAGTTACAATATTATTCGGTTTTCTAAATAGTTTTGTTTTGTTTCTGTAAAAATCAGTTCCTTGTTTCAATGATATATTATTCATGGTTAATATATCATTATATTTATTTTTTAGTTACAGACATCGCGACTAATACACATCCTAATCCCAATATACCCCAGAACATATAGTCATAATTATCTTTTAAAACGTTTATATCACTTGTATCTTCAATTCGTTTCATCATAGGATTTTCACTCTTTAAATCCTTTATCTTTTTAGCAATAGTTTCAAACTCTTTAACTGTTTTAGAATTCTCTATACTATTTTTCATACTTTGCTTAGTAACCGTTTGGTCATTTGTTTTAAAATCGGCACTACTAATACCCAATTGACTTGCTAATGATGATAATCTATCTTCAATCTGTGAAAGTTTTTGTTGATCAACTGAATTTGCTTTTGCCAACCCATACTTTCCATCCATATTAATATTTCCAGCGGATGGTATCGTCTTGAACATATTTGATCCTATATTAACCGTATCTCCGCTTACACCAGAAGGTCTATTTTTAGCTCTTTTTTCACGTGTGTAAAGGGTTGCATCTTTTATATATCCTGTACCCGAATAACTCATATCGCTTGTTTTCGGATAACACATATTATTATTTGTAGGATAAAATACATATCCGTAACAATCGTCATATTGATTACACGTATTTGCACAATCTTCTGGCGACGAATTTGCATAAGCTATATTAACACCATCAACTTGATAATCGCTTCCTCCACTATCTGTATTATCCATTTTATTATACTTTTTACCCAATACAATATTATCACTTGGGTAAGTTAATGCTTCACCGTTTTCATTTATATAAGCAATTTTTCCCAATTGACTAGGATCACCTACTTCAGATACTTTATATAACCCAATCGCACCAACACCTCCCATATAGTTTCCATCTGAATCTTGAAGACTATTTGGTCCAATAGTAGATGTGTATAGCACTAGATTTCCATCAGACTGCATTATAAGTTGTAATTTTCCATCAGAACTATAGATAAACTCATTTGGATATAATATAAAACCATTATCTGAACCTAACACTCCATTAAATCCGTTATACACCCAATCTGACCCATATTTACCTTTACTTGAATCCCAATTTGGATTGGAATCTTGTGTTTTTCCATTTGTACCTGTTGCCCATATTGAACCTTGATTATCGGATGGCGATTCACCACGATAAATAACCATATTTCCGTCAGTTTGTAGAGTAATAAAACAACCAAATCCGGGCTGTGTTCCATAAACTGCATTTGACCAGCCCTGACCAATAATATTACCGGAAGAATCTTTGCTACAATTTGAAGCTAATCCTGAATTTGTTATTTGACTTAAGTCTGAAGATGTTGAACACCAACTATTATCTTGTATTGCAAAAAAACTTTGAGAGTTATCTTGTGCATATGATTTACAAGTATCAACCGTATAACCATATTGTTGTGGTCCGCCTGAAAACGATCTAGGATAACCATATTGTGCCGCATCTTGGTAACATCCGAAATAATTACTATTACTAGGACCCTGACTAGAATAAATAGACTGATCACTAGAATTAAATACTTCTAATGTACCCAAACTGGTTAATTTCGCATAAGCACCTGGATTAGAACCTGTAGTATTGGATGCCCATAATGCTGTTGTCGATGCAGTTTTATAACTAATACCGGGATTTGTAGTACTAACATAATCGTTTGTTAATGCACAATAACCTTGACCTGTAGAACTGTTACCATTTTCAATACCAAAATATTGATAACCAGTATTTTCAGCAACATTCATACAATCGTTGAATGACATGGATCCAGATCCACCACCACCCGATGAGGTAATTTGTATATCAATAATTGCAGTAGATAGATCGCCAGATGAATTCGTTCCGACAAATCCAATTGTATTTGACGATCCTTCTTCTGAAATAGTAAAAGTTGTAGATACCGATGTCCATGAATTTACAGGTGGGGTAAACGTATAAAATGTTATACTATTTAATTGTAAATTAACTGGGTTCGGCCCAGCTCCCCACGGTCTTCCACATGCATAGAATGTTAATGTATATGTTCCAGATGCCATATTTGAAATTGTTTGTCCAACATAACCGGTGTTTTGAAGACTACAACACTGATTACCATTCGGATAAGGTGTTGGATATCCCCATGCCGTTGAATTATTTAAAAGGACGCCTCCGTAAAAAAGCCATCCTGGAACCGTACTACTATCAACAGATGCCGCACTACCTAAATATTGAAAACTATTATCGGCTATAGTTGGGCTACTGAAATTCGGATTTTGAACCACTACTGGATCGGGCGGTTCGCCTCCGGTCCATGTAAGATTAGCGCTCCCGTTATCAATATAGCTGTTATCATAAGTGACAGTTGTATCCGAAACCATTTGGTTTACATAAACATTCTTACCTGATAATCCACACGCTTGACCGTCTGTAGAACCAGACATAGGTGTACCTGTTATAAAAGGAGGGGTTGTGGGTAGTTTTGCTCCGGGCGACGCCCACGTATTGTTCCATTCGTCACTAGCAAAAGTCGTATCTATATTTGATTGAGTAGGACATCCTAATTTACCCACAGAATTCCAGTTTGGATACCATTTTGCGATACCTTCATGCGTAATATAAAATACACCTTGTCCAATTTGTAGATTTTTCCCTAGATATTTATTTTTTTTAAATTTCGAATATTTTTTGGTATTTTTTACTAGATTGATTTTTGCTTTATTATATTCTTTTAATAAACTCTTATATTCATGTATTAATTCAGCGTTTTGTTTAGAGTTGAACTTTGTGTTTTTTAAAACATCTTGCGATGACTGTGACATACTGGTTGTTTCAAAAGATTCTTTCATATCTTCCTCTTGATGATTAAACGTATTCGTAGTAATTTCTTTTTGTAAATGATTAAATTGATATCCTTGCTGTGATAAAATAGATTGATTTTCTTTCATATATTATATTAATAATATATGAATTTTTTATTTATATTTAATTAAACCCTAAACTAATGAATATAATGCTAAATAAAAAAACTACTTCTGAATAAAAATATTTACCTCCACCACCTTTTTGGCTAATTGGTGTAGAAAATTTAAAAAATAGAAAAAGGCATAAAATTGCTAGAAATGTAAAAATTATATAGTGATAATAGTACATAGTAGTAGTTATTTCTGATTCTTTACGAGCTTCTTCAACGGATCTATTTTCGTGGACTAGTCGCGCAATTTCAGCTCTTTCGTTTTGTAACATATTATCATTTGCTAGTAATAATTTCATAGTAGATTGATTATCCTTTGCGGAATCATTAAATTGCTTTACTGTATTTCGATTATTATGAATAATTTGTTGGTTAATATTCATTAATTTACTATTAATTTTCTCTAATTCTTCACCATATTGTTGAGTACTTTGCGAACTTTCTCCATTATTAACCGCGTCTATATATTCTGAATAAGTATTTTTATATTTATCTAATAATTCATTAAATTGGTTCATTAAATTTTCATTACTCATTATATAATTATAGTAGAAAAAGTAATTTATATAAATAGTTATAGCCGAATATTCGAAAAAATACTAGTCGCACCAGATATTCCGCTATACATACCACCACTTTGTTTTGGTGACACTTTTCCTGTATACATTATTGCTGCAATACATAAAATTGCTATTAAAAATAATAATATATATGCATAATAGTGACTGGTTGTTTGTATAGATTCGCTTTCATTTACTTCATTTATCTCTCGAACTTCTCTTTGAACTTTACGAATTGCGATTTTTTCTTTTTCTAACATTTTTTTCATTTTTATCATTTCCTTTGAGCTTAGTTGTGAATTTTTTAATAACTTATCGTATTTGGGTTGTCCTTTCTGATTAATCGTCGTTAATAATTGACTGTTTAATCCATTCAGTTTATCATTTAATTTTGCTAATCTCTCTGCCGATGCACCTAGTTCAGGCAATATAGCTGTTTTTTCCTGTGATGGTAATATTTCGCCATCGCTATATAATTTACAACTATTATCTGTTGAATTAAAACTGGCTCCTTTGCACGTCATATCACTGGAACAAAGAGCTTTACATTTTTCTAAACTCGAATTTGTGTTATCAGAAATTAATGTACCAAAGTAAGAGGCATTTGAAATCGTCTTCATACTACGTGGTTTAATACTTGCAAGTGATATAATACAACATGAATTTGATAGTAGTCCGTCTGCCCAGCTTTGGGTATTATTCATATTTATTGTATTATAATCAGGATGCATATATGTGTATCCATACCACCCACTAAAAAAATTCACATTTCTACCTGCACCAAAAATATTATTATTTGACGAAATCGTTAAATCATTAAAGTTTGCCCAACTTCCTGTCATTTGTTTCCAATTTTGGTTTGCTAGATTTTTATAAGAGTCTTTTTTATAAATATAATTATCGTTTAAGCCAATTCCCCATAAACTATTATCAGGAGCTAGAGTAATGGTACGAATCGGAATATTATCGGATGATTGAGCTCCTACCCAAGAATCTCCTTCACTTGCTTGAGTGTAAATTCCACCACCTCCACCAACTCCTATCATCCCTCCTTCTGGAGTTATAACTGCAGAAATAATTCCTCCACCTCCCATATTCCATGTCTGCCAATCGCCCTCAATACTGGTTTTATATACGATTTGAGCACCACCATTACACCCTATTAATAATTTATCTCCGTAACCTGGATTGATAGTAAATATATTATTGTTAGAATTATCATCTATTTTCTGCCAAACATCATCTTTATATATCCATAAACTACCTAATCCGTATCCATTTGAGTGTTCACCTCCTCCTCCCCCTAAACCAAATAATACTTGTTTATCTTTCCCTGCTAAATGTTTAAGATATTGTTGTTGTTCTTTATTATACATAGCCAAAGTACGTTGAAATTCCAATTTTAAAGTTTCTAAATCTACAGAAGTTGTCAAAATGTTTTCTTTACTTGGATTAAAACAAGTGCCTAATTGTCTATCTTTACCAATTGGTATAAAATTACCACATTTTGGTAAATCTTGCGGACACATATAATCTGGATCTCCTTTTTGTCCAAAATCAGTTTTACACTGTATTCTACTATTTTTATCGTTATTCATATTAATATATTAGATTTTTATTTGAATATATTAATACATACTACTTAGTATCTTGATATAACTAGTTATAGTTTTATTTCACGTGGTTTAAATACCATATTAATTATTCCTCCAGCAGCAATTAATGAAAGAAAAAGAGCCCAATTTTTTAAGTATTGTATTTCATAAATTGTTTCATAATCACCAATTCGTTCAATGGAAGTATCTGCTATTTCATGTAAATGAAAATATTTTCGTTTTAACTTATTATTTTCTACTCTCAATTTTTTAATTTCTTTATTAAAAAATAATAAATAGTTGTTCATCTTATTTGTATTACTATGGGCCGCATTTTTATTATCTAATAATTCAGATGAAAAAGAATGTATCTGTGATTGTGATTGAGAATACAAATTTTCCCCTTCATCATAAGAAGGGTTCATAAAATGAGATATAAAACTTCGTTTAAATTCCATCATTAATGGCGGCATTTTTTTTAATTCGTTACGTAATTTTTCTTTTAATGATTCAGGAGTTACCATATTATTCAATAGTTCGTTTACATCATTATCAACTTCGTGAAAATTATTAGGACGTCCCATAATATATATATATTATGAATATAATTAAAAACATTTATCTAATTCATTTATTTGTTTGAAATATTTTACCAGTTGGCTATAACTTCCTATAAATTTATCGTCTAAAAAAATAACCGGAAACAAAATTGTCTTTTCTCTTGTACGTTTTTTTAAAAACTTTATAAACTCGTCATGATTATTTATCAAATAGTCTTGACAATCGATATATTCATATTTTCTATTATTATCATCTAATAATTCTTTAACTTTTCTACAGTTTTTACATCCAGGTTTTCCATAAATTGTAAATATTTCTTTTAAAGGAGATTGAAAATCCATAATAGTATGTATTATTATGGATTATTCTTTATATTAATATCACCGGTTTGAATATACAGTGAGAATGAATATGCTTATTTATTGTGATTGGTTCTATGCTTTTTTTTCGTTCGATGTTTCTTTTTGTTTCGTTTTCTTCCTTTTTTTGTAGTTCTCATGCCTCCTTTTTTATCTTCCATAATATCTTTATACCAAGCATTTGATTGAAAATCGTTAATTAGATTTTTATATTCGCTCTGTTCGGACTCGGTAAGAGTTTGATTGTTTATTATTTTATTGAGTACATATTGCCCTTTCTGATACGTTTCAAGAATTGCTTTTTCATATAAAGCTTTATCGTATTCAAGTTTTTTTTGTTTTGCTTCCGAAAACTTTATAAACATATGTGTGGCACGGTTTTGTGGGAAATAAAAACTGCAAGTCGGGAAACATTTATCGATACTTTTTTGATTGTATTGGAAATCGTTGAATTTGACGTCGCCTTCCGGTCCACGTGCATTTACAGTAGGTGTTTTGCCTTCTTTTGGAGTAAATCGAGTTAATAAGTGGTAGGATTCTGTTCTGGATTTTAACACTTGAACGTGTGTAAATCGAGCATAATATGGATGGTCATTTTCACGTGTATTACGCTTGTTTATATTGATTTCTTCACATTTACCACTTGCAAAAATAAAAAATGGTTTAGTATTTGGATTGTTTGATTGCATATACACCCTTCTAGGAAAGGGTTCAATAATATAATAATATTTTCCGATCTCTAAATTATTTCCAGGAATTTTATTCTGGTTTGCTTTTTGCATCCATTCTGTACGCGGAGTAACAGGTGGGTCTAATGTATATTCTATTAATCGGTCTCCCTTTGGAGATGATGGGGGTGATCCATCTGGAGAATGACTCATATATATAATTACGATAGATATTAAATATTATAGATAACCATATAAATCTTGTCCCCATCCGATTGATTCATCTGTTCTTGTTATACTTAAATGATAACCATTAAATTTATAAGTAAATGTATCTTTATAATCATGAATAAATTTTAAATGAGTATCTTTTGGGTATATTTGATCTAACTTTATAATTTTGGTATTTGTTTCACTACTTCCTATTATTATACTATCAACAAACGGATATTTATTTAGTTTATAATCAGATATCGATGAATTATTTGGATAATCCAACCCGTTAATTGGTAATAATGTTTTATTTTTTACTGGAATACCTACTATATTGTTTTTATTAATATAGGTAATTTCTAATACATCAGGAATATTATTTTCAATACCCGAATGATTATTTCCATGAGCGTGTACGATATAATGAGTTTGATTAAGTTTTTCTAAGCATTTAATTTTATCAATTAATGGAGATCCCCAAGTATTGTCATTTATTCCGTGAAATTCTATGGCAATTTGTTTAAATTTTTTTAATTTATCTTGGGTTAAAGATAATAACCATGGATATTCACTCCCTTCTATATCTATACTTAAAAATATTTTATCATATTTATCAATTAAGTAGTTTAAATTTGTATGATTATTATCATTTACATTAGAAATATTTTTTTTAATAAAGGTTATATCTTTGGTGAAATGCCATGGATAATCATCAATAGTTCCATCAAAAGCAAAAGAATTATTTTTCCCAATATTTTGATATAAATTTAAAAAATCTCTATCAAAACTTGCTTCGTTTGATACTCCGCAACTAATATAACAATTATAATCTCCTTCCAGATTACAAATTATATATCCACCATCGTGTTTATCTCCTAATCTCAATTTATCTGAGTAATTAAATACTTCTAATAAATGTTTATACATATTTTACATATAAACATATATTTATTTTTTGCATAAAAAAAATATAAAAATTAAATTTGTCCTATTCTAAAATTTCAATATTAGAAATCATTTTAATTTACACAAACGCGATAATAATTACTTTCAATTGCCGTTTTACTACTCCTTTTTATCATACATACTTCATTTGGTCTCATACAAATAGCTCTAGAAACCGGATCAAATCTAGATATTTGCGGTAATTGGTTTTTATTATTTATATTATATTTTTTCATCATATCACTTATATCATCTTCATTTAATTTTATATGTTCAGGTACAAGCGAGTGATTTAAAATATTAAATTGTAATCGTTTTAGGGATTCTATTATAATAAATATACCTTCTTCTTCCCATATTTGCTTTAATTCATTTAACATGGTTTCATTTGGTTCGTCTTTAATAATTATATATAAGACGTCATTTTTTGTTAACATCTCCTCTATAACAAATAGATCTTCAATCATTTCATGAATATTTTGTGGTAACAATCTACCTAAATAATATCGAATATAAATTTTTTCGGATATTTCTTTATTTTTTTTTTCTAAAATAAGATCTAATTGATTATTTTGTCTTAAAATATTTACTTCATTTACGCCAAAATTTTCAAAATTGGAGATGTCATAACCTTGTTTATCCATTAATTCCAAAATTATTTTTCGAGAATTAAAAATATCATTTATTAGAATAGGTGCCTGAGTCATTATATATTTGTTATATGTATTAATTTTTACATATTTAAATCAATTTTTTATTTAATATTCACTATTTTATTTGTATCATCTGTTTTATTAATAAGACTTTCAGTGTTTATTGAAATAATCTTTTTATCTTCTTTATTATTTTCATCTTTTTCATCAGAACCATCTTTTACAGGAATTTCGGATAAATCTTCTACTTCTAAAATAGTTTTGGGCTCTTCTTTTTCATTTGATTGATTATTTTCGATTGAATTTGTAGATTCAGCATATTCAGGAGAAACATAATCGGATGGAGGAGTGGTTGCTGTAGACACCGTTACATCTGCAGAAGCTAGTGGATCAAATTGCGGCGAATCACTAGGAATTTCTTCTATCTCTTGTTTTACAGATACATTCGGTAGCTGAGATATATCTGTTGGATTATAAATAGACGATGTCTGTGTATCACTACTTTCAATTGGAGGTTTTAAAAATGGAGTATCTACCTTACCTTCTTGAAATTTATCTTTTTGTCGTAATAATAAATATGATTGTTTATCATAAATTTCTTTTAATATTTTTTGTTGAATCATCATAGGTTGCTGTATTAACCACCTTTGATCTTTTTTACTTAATGATCCAATTATATCATATGGAGGAGGGTACTTTGTCACCATTTTTTTTATCCCGTCTTCCAGTGTTTCTTCTTTATAAAAGGTCTTAGATGGATCTTCTAACATATCCTGGGTTAATTCTGGTTTTAAAGCATCCTCACCAGTTTCGCTTCCGGTTAAACTATATTTTTTCTGATCATCTGTAATCTTTAGTACGTTTACTCCTTCAAAAGGATTATCGCTCTCACTTTCTACCTCAATTTTATCTCGTTTGGTTTTTTTTCTTTGCAGTGCTAGACGAACTAACGATCCATAATGTAGAACAGACTGTTCTAAAGTATCTTGTTTATTTAATAATAATACAGGATTAGATGAATATGACATACTTTCTATTCTATTTATATTTTCATCAGTAATAATTCTCATTTGTATATTCATAACCTCTAACTCTTGAATAAATAATTTTAACGCATAAGGTACTCTTAAAATACTAAAAGATCGACCATATCTACTTACATTTTCAACATTCATTTTTCCATCAGATGTTGTAGAAAATTTAATTGGACCATCTGCTAATGGACTCAAAAATAAATTTTTGGATTTATTATAGATAGCCAAACAACCTGTTTTATTACAAACTGCAATAAAATATTCATCTCCTCTTACTAAAAACGATTCATTCAAAAAATAAGACATGCCATGCGCTAAAACACCATCGCGTTCCATTTCTCCAATACGTAATCCTCCATCATTTGCGCGCCCCTGTACCGGTTGTTTAGTTAGTACGTTATTTGGTCCTCTCGCACGATAATTTATTTTATCTTTAGTCATATGTTTCAACCGCATATAATAGGTTGGACCGATATAAATATCGGATGCAAGAGTTTCACCGGTCATTCCATTATACATAACTTGATTACCACTAGAATTAAAACCTGCTTTCACCATTAAAGGTGCATATGTAGTATAATTAATACCTTTTATTTTGAATGCGGTACAGTCGCCAAAAGCACCATAACTCGTACATAATTTTCCAAATAACGATTCTAATATTTGTCCAATAGTCATTCGTGAAGGGATAGCATGAGGATTTATAATTAAATCTGGTTTCAATCCGTCAGAAGTAAAAGGCATATCATTTTCAGGAATAATCAAACCAATTGTTCCTTTCTGACCAGCTCGTGAGGCCATTTTATCGCCTATAGCTGGAATACGTTCCTCGCGAATTCTCACTTTTGCGGTATTAAACCCATCTTCATTATTTGTGATAAACGCCTTATCAACAAATCCTAGTTGACCTTTTTTAGGTTTGACAGAATCATCTATCCATATATCTTGGTTTTCCATATTAAATTGTATTTTTCCTATTACAATAGTTTTATCATTTAACTCAGTACCCTCTTTTATCATACCGTAATCATCTAAATGGCTATAATCGTATCCTTTTTTTTTATTGATAACATTATTTTTTTCTACACTTGCAAATTTAGAATTTTTTAATCCAGTAACTTTTGAACTTTCTTCATGATCTTCATACATAGAAAAATAAGTAGTACGAAACAGTCCTCTATCAATAGAACCTTTATTGATCAAAATAGCGTCTTCAACATTATACCCAGTATAACTCATAATTGCTACAATTGTATTTACACCATATGGTTGTTCTTCTTTATTTAAATACTCAAGATAACGCGATTTTACTAGAGGTATTTGACCACAATTTAATAAAATACCTGATTTATCTATACGAGATGCAAAGTTACTATGATACACAGATACAGCTTGTCGACTTTGTCCGCATGAAAATGAATTTCTAGTTCCGGGATTATTTTCTGGATAAATAATTTGATTTCCCATAACTCCTAATAAAAAAGACGGATCAACTTCTAA